AAATTAGGCAGTTTCCCATCAATTTGAGTTAAACGAACATTAATCATAGTTGATGCAAAACATTTTTTGTATTAGTTTTCATATGCCACACATTCCTTCACACTCATTATCAAACATATCTAATTGCCCAAGGTCACTAGCATTTCTAAAATCAACTTCTTCTAATGGAATACATGACCTATGTAAATAAGGTTTATTTTTTAAGTTTGATTGTTTTGAATGAACATCTTGTAATTGCTTTTCAAACTTAACAGCTTTATCAAAATCGTTTGGATGATTTAATTTTAGATTTCGCCACTCATCATTAGAATGATATGGGCAGTAAACACAAGCTGATCTTGGTGGTGTTGGATAATTATTATCAGCAAACCATTGAATACAATGCCCTCTAGTTAAACCCTTATCTATAAGAGGATAAGTATTCTTAATCCATTTGACTCTCGATGGTTTCATTCTTTGTACTTCATCCATTGAAATGCCAAACCATTGATGAACTCTAACTTCTTTCTCTCCCCATTTTATTTTTGATAATTGTTTTATTTTTTTTTGAACAGGTAAAATCTTAAAATCATTAGTGCATATTCTCCATTCAATCCCAACATCTTCTTCTTTCTTTAAAAATAAGGGGATATAAAATTTTGCATAAGGTTCTTTTGTTTTTTTATTGTATTGCATGGTCAATGCTTTTTCACTTAACTTTCCATTATTTACTTTGTAAACAGGATAAGATAATTGCTTTTCTAACCATTCTAGCCAAGTATAAACATTCTCTGGCTCATCTCCTGTATCAGCAAAGACAGCAAAGTCTGGCTTTGGTGTTATCTCACCTTTTTCTGCCATCAAAGCTAAAGCTGAAGATTGCACTCCAGCTCCTAAACATAAAGCATTTATAATCTTATTTGTTGTCACTATCTATCACCTCTGGTGCTTTTACATTAATACCAATCACACTTGGCTTATCTTCATTCTCA